ATTACCTACTACTTTGGTTAATTTTGAGGATACAATATTTTTAGGCTGTATTCCGGTGTGTCACAACACTAAGTATACTGGAGCCTTAAAGAAGGAGTCAATTGAAGGAGCCCTGACATATACGAGAGATAAACATCTAACCTTCTTACAAACTATACATCAGCAAGTAGAAACAGCCTCACAGTGGGGTCCAGAATATTACAATTTTTTGATTGCTGAAATTAATGCGAGTCATCTACGCTGTGAACGTAGAAAAATTACATTCGAACCATGGGAAACCATGTTTAGAATACAAGCGAGTAGAGGCTCTATAAATAAGCGTTTTAGCCTATTGTCTCAAATAGGATATAAGCTGAATATACCCCCTCAATTAGTTCCTTTTGAAGGAGCTTACAATCAATTAACAATGCAAAATAAGACCACCAATTACAGTGATTTAAACGCAGCTGACTCAAATAAAAAAAGAAAGACCCTGAGACCATTTGAACTTGATTCATTAGAAGCTCAGGGCAATATATCCAGTACGAATATTAATTATAGTTACGATAATATTACTGGAGATATTCCTACACAGCAAACAATTGCTGTAAAAAACAAACCAAATAATGCACTTAAGGCAAAAGCGACTTTACCCATGGATAATCCACCAATGAGTGGTGGTCATGTGCCTGTTGCCCATCAATTTTCCTCTTTGAGCAAGAGTATAGGTGTAGAACCTACTGTTTCATTACAATTTGATCAAGCCATGCTCTTTCGTCAAAACGCAGAAATGGCAGATGTTGAAGATATGGGAATAGAATCCATATGTGCTAGGAGAAACTATGTTGGAGGTGTTACTTGGGCAGATTCAGATCTCCCTAATAAAGTTCTGGCTGGTTTCCCACTCAATTCTATACTCTCTGGTACAAACCCAGTTGGATCAGTTAATTTAGGTCCAGGAGTTATGTTATTAAATCAATTCCAATTCTGGAGAGCAGATATTGTTATAGATGTCTTTGTTCCAAAAACCATGTTTCATTCTGGTAAATTAGTAGCTACTGTTGCTTACGGTGCACCTTCAATCGCAGACGCAGAAGCTAGG